TTGCCAGAGTTTGCCGCTTCGGAGTAGCTGTTAAAGCCATATTTCTTAGCGATTTCGTTGCGGCGCTTGCTATCGTCCTTTTGTGCGCTCTTTAGGCCAATCTTCTGCGCCGTGTCGCCAACTGCGCCGACAACAGTTTTCCCGATGTTATTAGCCGTGTTGAGAATATCCGAGCCACGCTCTTTTAAGCCACCGATAAGGCCAGATAGGGCGCTTTCGAGCGTTGTTTTCTGCTTCTGATTCTGCGCTGCCTGCAAGCCTGCTTGCTTCTGCTGTAGATTCTGAGCAGAGTTCTGTAGGCTCTGGCGCTGTCGCCTTGCCCAATCATCGTAGCTTGTTTCTTTATATAGTGCCATCTTCGCTCCTTACCATAGATAGTCGTATTTATTGCTAACAGGAGTTCTGCGGTTAAACGCTGCCACCGTGTCCGAGCCGACACCCGTAGTAGATACACCGTTGTTCCAAATGTCGTTCCAGTTGTTCCAGTTTGCGCCGTTTGCGCCTGTTTCTTCGAGGAAGCGACCTGCGCTAACTTTCTGGCCGTTCTTGTAGTATTCTGCTTCGCCATATGGGTTTTGCATGACTTGATAGCCACCGCCAAAATCCCACGTCTTGAGGCCGCCTGATCTAGAATTATTAGCAGCATTAAGATATTGAGCGTATGCTGCTTGCTGCGCTCTCTGTTGTGCCATCTGCTCGTTAAACTGGCGCTGCTTTTCTGCCATTTCAGCCTGCCATTGCCTGCGAGCTTCTTCTGCCTGTACTGCGGCATCATAGCGTTGCATACCGTAGCGAGTAGCCTCATCGTTAAGACCTGCAAGGGTCTGCTCAAGGGATAGCCTGTTCTGGTTGGCTTGCGACTCTGCGCTAGATAGGTCGTTGGCCTGGTTGGTCTGCATCTGCGTTACGGCTGGCACAAAGGCCTGCTGATAGTATTTCTTATTAGCGATTTCTGATTTACCGCCGAAAGAGCCACCGTTACGGCTTGCTGCCATGCTAGAGGCTTGCGCTTGCCAGTTACGCTGGTTGTCTAAACTCTTGCCCTGTTGCGCATATTGAGCGTTTATACGCTGCTTCTGCGCATCAAGATCGCCAGATATAGCATTTATCTGGTCGTTTAGAGCTTTTCGGCTGTTGTCGTAGCTTTTGCTAGTTTCAGCCAAAATCTGCTCGAGATTCGCCATATTGCGTTTTCTCACGCAACGCCAAAATTACTTTAATTATAGCACGAGCCGTTAAGTGTTTGGCTGGCGCATAAAGTCTATATGGAGCGTGAATGTCTGCGAATTGACGAGTGGGCTAGTAGCATCTGTCAAATTGTTTACGTAGTATACTATTACGAGCTTGCCCTTTTTACAGGTTAAGTATGCAAAATAGCTTATATGTTTGCCGTTCTTATAGGCATTGATATAGAAAAAATACTGACAGGCTAGATACTGCTTTGGGCCTGAAGTACCCGTATATTCGATTCTGAACCTTGCCCACGCTTGATCGGGAATATCTACAGGGATTTCGATAGTCCCTTCATAGTTGCACTCCTTGCCAGGTATAGTGGCCGTAACAGTCGTGCTGCCGACTCTTGCGATAGTCATAAAGTCGCTATTATAGATGAATCTCTTTACTCTTGCCATTATCCGTAAACCCTAAAATGTACCGTGTCGTTATAGTTTGGCATACCTGTTCTAGTTGCCCCTACGTTGATAGCGATAGCCATTTTGCCATCGCCTTGTGCGCCTGCGACATTATACGTAGCATATGGCGCATTTCTAAGACCGTAGCCAGTTTCGTAAAACATGGTATTAGATTGCAAAATAGTTCTATTAGTTTGCGCCGTAGTTTTCCACATCATTACCATAGGCGCTAGTGGCTCTTGATAGTAGAGCGATATATCGGACGCCCTGCCCTCAATCTCGATATAGCCAGTTTTGCCAATAGTTTGCGCTAAGCCTGTTTGTTCGCCTGGAGTGTATGGGTTATCCATTCTTCTAGGTTGAACAGCGCCGGCGGCCAATAGTGGGCTATATTCGTTGTCTGTATCGAATAATAGCGCCGTGTTGGATTGCGCCGTTGGCTTGCAGTCGCCAGTCCACGATATAGGAGCGAAGCCGTATATCTTCATATAGTATTTTGTGCCAGCGCTGCCGCCTGCATCTATATACAGGTTCGTTTCGTCTGATTCTATTTTTACTCTGTCATCGCAGAGCGAGCGAGTTATCTCGAAGTCCTCGGTAGTGCTATACGAGCCGAATATTAGCGGCGTAAAGCCTAAATTGTGCGCAAAAGAGGTTGGGCTAGTGCCTTTCGTAAACTCTACATACTTGTAGTAGATAATCATATCGAACGGATAGTCCGAGTTCGCTATAAAGTGGGTTGGGTATTGCATTAGTCTATCTCGTTAATGACATCGAAGCCGCTCTTTGTGATCCAGACACCAGGGCGGCCGTCTTTAGGCGCTTGGCCTATCAAGATACGAGGCATACCGCCATCATCGTAGATAAGCAAGCCGTAACGGTTATTCGGTAACTTGCCGAACATAACTTGATTGTTTCCGCCTTTTTGGACGGTCTTAGTAAAGGCCTCGGCATCGAGTTGCATAAAGTTTTGGTTAATCTGTTGTAATGCCGCCTTAGTGCTTTGTGTGCTTGTAATTGGAGTGAATCTATTAGGCATTTTGCCCCTCCTATCTTATTCTTTGCGTTTGAATCGTTAGAGTGTGCGAACGGAAGATAACCGGCTCGAACGCTGCGATATGTTGGTAGCGAATCTGACAACGGTAGAACTCGCCGTTTACTTTAGGGGTCGTGGTATGCACGGTCGGAATGGCTGGCACTCCATAATCGCTAGGGTTATCCCATACGTAGTTGGTATTGATTGCAATTTGGCGCTGTAGGTCGATACTGAACGCATATTTTACTTGATCGCTGAAGTCTTGCGAATATCCGCACTCTACCGTATATGCTCGCTCGGTCGTTGCGAACTCTGGTCGCCACTTGGTAATTCTCTTGAGCTGGCTAGTCGTGCCGTAGTGCTGGTAAGCCGTTTCGAGATTGAACGCAATAGGCTGGCCGAGATTGCTATAATCGCCATCTTCGTTGGTCATAATCAACCCGATACGGCTATGGCCGCACAGGAAGCGCCCAGAAGCGTTTTGACGAGCCGAAGTAGCACCGACATAGGTATTAGAGTCAAACGACTCCCAGACACGCAAATTGATATTGTAAACGAAGCACGAGTTAAGCTCGGTATTATTGTTGCTAAAGAATACGTATAGCCTGTTCTTGTAGAGGTCTAGGCGGATAGTTTCCTTGTTTGGGATAGCATCGTAAGCGTTCTGGATAGTGTTTTGAGTTAGCGACTGTTCGCTAGAGCCATCGAAAATATAAATGCCGTTATCGTTAGCGTAGTAAGCGTAGTTAAGGTCGCAGACGACTGATTCTTGGCTAAACGTGCCGCCTTGAGCGTTGGAAGCCTGTTGAGTCCATGAGTCGGCGCTTTGCATATACATTAGGTACTTATTGCGCCTTGTCTGGAAGTAAAGCACACCGGCTAGATTGAACATGGCCGTTAGGGGGTCGCCAGTCTTAATGGCTGGGAAGTTCTGGTAAAAATCTACGTTGAACTTGTCGTAGCTTGAGATGGTCTGCGGAGTTGTATCGACAATAGTAACCGTTACATCGCCGCCGCTAATAGTCGTGATTTCTGCCGTTCCAGTTCCTTGCCCCGTAATCCAGTCGCCTATTGCGAAGCCACTAGGAGTAATTGTGCTGCTGTTGATCGTGAGAGTGTCGCCAACGTTGCCGCTAATAGTAGCTGTTGTGCTAAATGCTGGGCTTTTTGCGTAAGTGTAGCCATAAGGATACGTCCATACCGCCTCTGTATCAGGCTCGGAAGCGAAGTAAAGCAAGTTGTCGCTAGGGCCGTTCATGATATTAGTAGGAGTTATGCCTAAATCCGTGCCAGTAGCGAGGTCTAGCGTATCAATCTTAGTGTCTGTCCAGTTGCCGTTATCTGGGTCGAGCAAGCGAGGACTCTCTTTGCCGTCTGCATAGCGAATCTGGTTGAGATTCTGGCTAAAGCGTACCGTGCCTGCGCCAGTTGGTAGCGTTCGTATAGCCGTCATCGTGCCATTTGCTGCCATGCGGTATAAAATGCCATTCTGCGTGAATAAGACGGTTTTAGCGCCATCTATATTAGCCTCGAAGATAGAATCAATGCCGCCGGCCGTGCAAGTCAGTAACGAGCCTGCTAGTGCGCCCGAGTTTGCGGATATATAGGTATCGTTCGCCGTACTAGAGGCGGAGTTTGCTTGTGCTGTCGTTGTAATCGTTACAACATCGCCGTCCGTAATATCTGGCGCTGCGTTGAATAGAATATCGTAGGAGTCGTCCGTAGTTTCTAGGTCGCTAGGGTTGATACAACTCGTATCCGCTAGCTCATCGTTGATATAGAGTGATAGTTTCGCAATAGGGGCTTTTGTGGCATCGCCAACGAGCTTTGCGCTAAGCCTAAAACCGCAAATACGTGCATCTGCCGTTGCCGTGTATGTGTATGCGCTAGAAATGGTCGCTAGGCTTGCTGTAGCGCCCGTAGTTGCGCCGTTTGCCGTTAAGCCGATAATATTAGCGCTCAATGCTTTTAAGCCTGTTCTAGTGCCATATTCGCCCACTCTATCAAAACGAGCATCTTGCGCTAAGCGTACTTCGTCCGTTCCCATCATGTCATTAGGCTTGTAGGTTGCGACACCTTTTGCGAAGTTGGTTGTAGCTGGAGCGCTTTTGCGTGTTCCGATATTCGGCACTCTTTTGCCTGTAAAATTAGATTTAATAGCCATATTAGCGCCAGTTCCTTACCCATACAGGGAGTTTAGCCCTATTCTCGTTCGCCAACTGACGAGGACAATAGCGCAGTTTCATATTAGTAATTAGTTCGTCTAGCTTGTTCTCATAAACACCGGCATAGTCGAAGTTATCTCTGCGCCTTTCACAACGTGCTAGAGCGCCTAGAACGAGCGTTTCGCCAAACTCATAAGGAATTAGTGGCTTGTCGGTTGCGTTGGCCATAGGGAGCGGTTTAGCAAGGTAAAATAGCGATAAATCGTAGAACTTATCCTCTCCTGTTGGAGTTTTATCATTCTCGATATTAGGCAGACTGTAAAATAGCTGGTTGCCGAAGATGGTATATTTATAACTCTTTAGCCCATCATCTTTGTCTAGTGCGAAAAACTCCTCTTTTGGCATATAGCCTAATGGGAAGATACCTCGCTCATTTTTGGCGGTTAGCGTAAATAGGCTCTGAAAATTGCGAGGTAGTGGCAGAATATCCGAGCCTTGCGTGGTGGCCTTGTAAATCTGCTCTAAGAACTGATACTCCTCATCGCCTACAATATCAAAATAGGCATCGTTTAAGAATTGCGTAATTGTTTCTTCTGGAAACTCTTGATCATCGAGTTTGTCTTTGATTCGGGCTATTAGCCCCTCAAGATTATAGTTTGAGTCCATTTAATAATGCACTCGCACCGCCATTATCTATATTTTAGCACAATAAAAATCCCCCTCGGCCGTAGGGGGATTTGTTTATAGCGATATGTCAGCTAGATATTAGCTCAAAGAGCCAGTACCGATAGCAGCGACAGCGTTCTTCTTACCATTCAAGATGAACGAATCGTAGATGAAGCGGCCACGGAGGACTTTGCCATCGACCAATTCGGAGTCGTCAATAACCTTAACGCTCTTAATCTGTTCGACACCCAATAGAGCACGTTTGTGGCACATAATAGCGCTGGTATTGCTTGGGAAGTAGCTGGACGGAACTTTCACGACTGGAGTGCCATCGAGTTCGCCAACGAAGCCACGACCGAGAAGCTTGCCGTTATATTCGGAAGCGTTTACGGTAGTAGTAATTTCTTTCTTAATTGCGTTGTAGAAAGTTGGAGTAACCCAGAGAACACGGCCGCTCTGTGGAGCTTTAGCCTCGTCAAGAGCTGCGCTCATCTTCAAAACATCGCCGTAAGCATCGTTAGCGGTTGGAGCGTAGTATTGAGAAACAGCAGCAGCGCCGATAGCAGCCTTGAGCAAGCGGTTAGCATCGACAGTTGGAATAACCTTTTCTTCCATCTGAGCTTTGAGAACTTCGCCAGCTTTCTTAGCGAGTGCCTGCTGCTGGTAGTTGCCCTCGTCAATCGTGAGCTTAAAGCACTTATCGTTGCCGATAGTGTAAGCAGTTACGACATCTTGGATTTCGTTGTTGCCACCGAAGCGGTCGCCAGTCGAGGTACGATCATAGTTAGATAGATCGACAGTAGAAACGGTATAAACCTCAACGGTTTTTGCACCGGTAAAGTCATAATCTTTGTTAATGTAAGCATCGGTATAAGAGCCGGCCGTAAAGAGCTGGTCGAGCTTGCCAGCATACTTGGTAGCTAGATTGATAGCCATTTTAATTTATCTCCTAAAGTATTGAACGGTTAAATTATTCGCCAAACAGTCCAGTTAAAAATGGGTCGTCTTGTTCGGCTTTGCCAAACTGCGTGGAGTTAGTAGCGTTGCTACTCGGTCTTTTAGCAGCTTGTCTAGCAGCCATCTCGTTTTCAATCTCCTTGCGAAGATTTGCCTTTAGGTCATCGACTTGTTTTACGCCACAGCCAGAAAGACGGTAAACGTCATCAAGGGTTAGCACACCGTTATTGACTAGCATACCTTTGGTATATGGAGTTCCAGTAAGCGGGTTAATCTTCGGATTTCCTAGGTTATCGACGATAGGTTGGTTGATAAACTCCACCATCTTTTGTTCGTCATCTTCGCTAAGATTGTGCGTAGATTTCCACTCTTTAGTTCCCATTTGGATTTCAAGGGAGCGTACTCTATTGAGCGCCTCTTGGTCAGGTACGGCCGTCTGTTGGTTTTGCTGGGCTAGTTGCCTCTGCAATTGTGCCGTTTGCTGCGACTTGTTATAAGCCAACTTTTCAGAATTGCGGTACATATCTGCGATTTTCCGAATTGCGTTCGGGTCGCTTGGATCAATACCTTTTTTCGCTAGAAACTCGTCTATTGCATCGCCAGTTTGTGTTTTTCCCGTAGATTCAACGGCTGGCTCATCTTTAGCGACTTCTTCGCTATCTGTTTGCTCATTGGTTGCCTCTACTGCCGAGCCGTTTTCTTCCTCTGCTTGTTCGTCCGTGGTATCGTTAGCTACCGATTCCATGTCCGAGGCTTCAAAAAGAGCGTCCTCAGTTCCAGTTTGTTCGTCCATGAACTCTCCTAAAATTATTTAATGGTTGCTTTGGTAAGGTTGCCCCTACCAACAGCTCGGCACTACCACATTTGGCGATGCGCCAGCCCTATTTGCTGGATTTTTAAGTAATATTTACTTTGTAGTGCCGATTTGTTGGCTCATTATGCTTAGTCCTGTTGTTAAAGTGCTTGGTCGTGGTTTGTTTTACTGTTCTTCGCCGTCCGGCTCGTTTTCTGGTGGTTTAAGCCATAGGTATATTTGCTCTACTGCTTCGGCCGCTGCCACCTTGTTTGCGATATAGTCGTTGCCTTTGCCTTGTAGCCCGAGCTTTGCGCAATCTAAGTGCGCTTGCTCGAACTCTTTAATGGCTTGTAGTAGCTTTGCGCCTGTATCGGTACGTAGCCAGCGGTTAATAATCTTCTGCTCCTCTTTAGAGAGCTGGTTCTGCATTTAATTGCTCCTGTTGCATTATGTCTGCGCTCATCATGTCTTGTGCGGCCATATTCTGCATTTCTGGGGTTGGTTGTGGCATTGCTTGCGCCGTTGGGGTGATAATCGCCTGTATTTCTTCTTGCGAGAGGTCTGGCATCATCTTCGGATACATGATTCGCTTCGCTTCGGTCAGGTTGTTGGTTGGGTCTGCAATAATCATCTGATAAGCGTTCGTGTAGGCCTCTTGCTTCTCGCTCTTTTCGAGTTGTGCCTGTACGTCTAGCGTTACCATCGGGGTATAATCTCCGATAAACTTAGACATCTCTACATTCTCGAACTTAATACCATCTTCGCCAACTTTGCGAATCATATACTGCTCGTCTGCGTAGAGTTTTAGAAGTTTAAAGACGATTGTAGCTTCTTGCATAAAGAAACCTTGTGCGAGGTTGTCGGCTTTCTCCCTAATGCGAATATCTGCCTGGCCGAGCATAGCCTTAATTTCGGTCGCCGTGGTCGTGTCGGTGGCTGTAATGCCCTTGCTAATCTCTGATACGCTAGCGGCCTCTCTGATTTCGCCCTTGAGGTTGTTACGCTCTGCAAATGCGTTAGTTGGGATTGCTGGTGGGTTGTTCCAGTCCATTGCGCCAACTGGTAGTGGGTAAACCTTGCCTGGGAATGGGTCGAGATTGTCCAACTTTCCTGCAAACTTTGGATCAATACGGCGCTCTGGGAATAGCTGGTAAAGCACGGCCTCTACGTTGAGTTCGGTTAGCGTATTCAATAACTCTTGCTCGTCAGCGATAATATCTACATCGCTAGAGCCGTAGATAAGAGAAACGTCTGGATAGTCGCAACCGTGCGCAAATGGAATTAGGCCTGCGTTGCGCTTGTTGAACTCCTCTTGGAACTCGCCAATATCTTTAGCGCCGGCGGTCTGTTGTAGGGTCTGTAGGCGCTGCAAGTCCCATTCGAGCTTGCGCTGCTCGAACTTGCTCTTATTGAGCGCATAATATGGGTTTTCTCGATGCTCGATAACTGTTAGTCTGTTGGCAATAACGCAAACTTCTTCATGAGTCCAGATTTCGATAACTTCGACTTGTGCGCCCTTGTCTGGCGATACAGAGCCGAGTGCCGTGTCTTTAATAGCCTTGTCGCTCTGCGCATCTAGTCCGCCGTCTGAAGCGTTTTCCGATACATTTTCGAGGTCTTTATACCTTTTCTCCATTTTACCAGTTTCTGGGTTGTAAATGAGAGTATCTTCGAGCGCTTTTTTGCTAGTAAAGAATCTGCGGCCAACGTATTTTGCATCGGCTATATTGTGCGCATTAGGGTCGAGAACAGCATCACGAATAGGGATAATCTCTTTATGTACGAATCCGCCGTTATCGTCCGGCTGCCATTCATAATATGCAAAATAATTGCCAGTAATTACGCCCTGGCGGCCGTTAATCTTATTCTTTAGCGCCCAGCCATCACGGCGAGCGAAGTCTTGATAAACATCGTTTAATATATCCGTTTCTTCGTTCTGGTCGGCACGGTTAGGGATATATTTTACGGTTGGGTTGGAGTTGAACAGACTAGCTACGATCGTGTTTACTGTACTGTTTACCATCGGCACGAAACACTCAATAGTGCCAGGGTGGTTTTTCTCTGTTCTAATATTTCTATAGAGCTTCCAGTTGCGCTCCCATGTTTGGTGGTAGTTCTGCTGCGCATAAGTCCAGGAGTCAGTAAAATACTTGAGGAATCTGCTTAAAACTGGATTGTCTTTTTTTGCATCGCTAGATTTTGCGGCTTTCTTTGCCATTATGTCTATCGACACATCGCCATTACCCATATTGTACCACATTCGCAAAAACTACCACCAATTGCCGCTGCTACTGCTAGACTTCGGACGGAACGCTTTAGGCACGTAGGTCTTGAACTTTATATTTATTTGCTGCGCTTCTTCGCTGCACTCTGTAGCGGCCATCATGGCATAGATAAAGGCGCTGCTTGCGTGGCTGCTCCAGTCATGCTCGGGCTTGCTCTTTAGCAGCTTGTTTTTCTCGTCATACTCGTAGTGGTAGGCTCTTAGGCACTCTAGCCCACGCTGGCACTTTTCCCGATCAATCCAGACACGGCTAAAGGCTGGACGTGCGATAAGGTTAATATCGTCATCGCCTAGATTGAAGTTTGTAGGGCGCAATACTTCGATATTATGGAAGCCGTTATCCTCGAAAAACTCTACACGAGTCTTTCCAGTTTGCAGCTCTCTCTGTTTGGCATCGTGCGGCAGGTAGATTGTCGTATAGTTGTAGCCCTTGTTATGGAGCATGGATATATAGTGGCCTAATTCTTCGCCAGAGTTCTCGTAGTAGTCAATAAGGTGGATTTCTCGGCCAATCATCTGATACCACCATATTGCCGTTGAGTCGCTAATACCTAAGTCGAATACAGCGTACGTTCCGGCGCTTGCGTCATAAGGCACATTGCCAATTCGGCCGTCCATTTCTGCCCTTGCGAGCTGATTGCCGAATACAGAGCCTGTTTTGCTTGTTAGTGGTTGTCCTAGCCATACATGAGCGAATAAGTCGGGATTATCTACACGCATAGCTTCTCGTTCTTCGATAATTTCAGGGCTTAGCAGTTCCTCTACGTCCTCGGAGTTGATATGGCACACATAAGCCGTGCCACGAGCCTTATACCTATCTTCTACTTCTGTCTTTACTGGATCATGCTCTGTCAGAGGGTTATACGTCCATATAATCTGGCTACCCTCTTTGCGAATAGTAGGCACGAGTGTACGGATAGAGTCGGCAGATACGCTTTGCGCCTCCTCTACCCAGCACCAATCTACACCCTCGTACGACTTAATAGTCTGCTCGTTATTGTGCAAGCCCTTAAAGTGAATCTCCGAGCCTGTACGCAAGTTGCGCAGCTCCTTGTCTAGCACTTTCCAATCTCGCATATCGTATTTGGCCACTAGGTCAGCTAGAAGCGCCTTTACGGAGTCGTCCATAGAGTTTTGGAACTCACGAGTGCAAAGCCCCCTTAGCTTCTTCTGCGAGCCTAGAATAAGCCTAGATAGCGCTACTTGATACGACTTGCCAGACGAGCGACCGCCTTTGTATATAAGATGTCGCCATTGTTGGCTCGGCTGGAATAACTCTCTAAATTGCTCTGGAATCATTAGCTCTGTTTTATCGTTCTTCGCCATCTTCGACTCGCTCCTTAAACACGTTGCCCATCTTCATATATCTAGCTTCGTTGCCGGCTATAACCTTGTCTGCTTCTTCGGCGGTCAATAAATCACGCTCGCCCTTTACCTTGTTGCCATCTATGCCCCATCTGCCTATTCTTGTTTTGTCGTTGTAGTAATAAACATACCAACCGCCGCCATGCACTCGATACTTCGCCATCTCTAGCGCTCCTTTTTAATATCGCCCCTGTTGAATCTCTTGCAGAGCGAGTCGGGGTTAGCGTTCCAATCGTAATGATAAATAGGCTTGTCGGATAGCCCTCTGTTCTTGCCTGGGACTACGACACGTTGTAGCCAGTCTAAATCTTCGGCCACGTTCCGATCTTCTCTAAAGCGTTCATCGCCAATAGTGTGCCAGGTAAACGCATAAGCCCATACAGCAGCGTTGCCTACTAGATCAAAGAATAGAAACTTTGTATCGCCGCTTCTGTCGTCAATCCATGGGAATACGCAGTAATCGTAGCCCCTATCCATCTCGCTAAATACCGTGCGAATATAGCCAGATTCTACGTTGTCGTCTGAATCAATAAAGGTTATATATTTGCCCGTGCTTGCCATTAGCCCAACATTGCGAGCGTTCGATACTCCTCTATTCGGTTGGTATATATGGCGCACTAGGCCAAACTTCTCTATAACTTCTCTCGAATTATCTGTGCTTCCGTCATCTACTACGATAATTTCTACGGCTCTGTCTATGTTTACCTTTTGCGACATTAGGTTTTCGAGCAGTCTGCCGATAGTTTTACCATTATTCCAGTTCGGAATTATGATACTTAGCTTGTCTTGGCGCTCGCCACGCTTGTTGGCTTCGTGCCTTGCCATAAACATATCGTAATCGTTCGGATAGTCTAGGTCGTCCGTTTCATCGCACCAGTATATATCGTGTTCGTCTAGTTCGTTCGGCCTGTAATCGTCTTGGCCTAAGCCCCTCAAGTAACGGTCTATCTGATAGTCTTTCTTAAACTCAATCTCGCCAGAGTCGCACTTCTTGTTAAACTCTGCCATCTTATCTAGCCACCACTTGCGCTGCGGCACTAGATGGATATAGCCCTCCTCCCATGGGCAGCCAGTCCAGGGGTTGCCGTGTGGGCAATAGTAATGCTTCCAGCTTTTTACATCTCTGTTCACGGCATCTTTAATAATTGCCTCGGTATAGTAGCAATCGCCTAGTAATATACCAAAAGCTCCCTTGCTCTTTCTTGCGATACCCTCAAAGGCCTCTCGTTTGCTGTTGTAGCCCTCTAAAACTATCTCGATATTAGTTATGCCGTTCTCTTTCAAAAGTCGCTCTGTGCGGTCAATAAGGCGCTCTCCGTCAATCTTCACAAAGCATTTGTTCTTTTCGCCTTGATAGCCTTGCCAGCGTGTTGCGCTTCCGCCTGCTAGAATAAACCAGTTTTTAATCTTCATGTTAGTAACTCTCCTCTAAATAACTGCTCCCAGCGTTCCGTGTCGCCTTTTCCGTTGCCGAGTATAGGCAAGCAAGCTGGATTCGGTTTTACTTCAAAAATCTCGTCTATCTTCTCGCTATCGACATCGGTTAAGTTTCTGTCAATCAGATAGCCGTTCATGCCGTCCTTTACCACTCGCTCAATCTCTGGCACTCCCTTAGAGCCAATCACGGCCACTCCGTTAGCTAGAGCTTCTCTTATTGAATATCCCCAGCTTTCGCACGAGCTAAGAGATACGAGATAGTCGCAGCCCCTTATTAGCGAATCCGTGTAGATATTAGCGTTGGCATATACATAGCGAGGATTACGACTTATACGCTCCCAATAAGGCCCGTATGGGTCAATCTGGCTCGCAATAATAAATAGATAGTCTTTGCCTGCTTGCTCGAACTTGTCCATAAGTGCCAGAGCCTTGTCGAAGCCCTTTTCCTCGGTACTTCTACTCATAAAGCAAAAAACTCGCCTGTTATTACTTGGCGAGTCAAAAACATTCTCAATAACGATAGAATCTAAGCCGAGAGCCTTTTTAAGCCCCTTTTGTGCCGTTTCCGATACGCTAATAATGCCGTCTAGCTTGCTTGGTGGAGTCCAGGTAAAGTCTGCCCATTGTGGTAGCTCTTTAAGCCCTGATAAGTCGCTATGGATTACTTGGTATATCTTACTTGCTACGATATTATCCCACGGCACACTCTGCATAATAGGAGTGAATACGAGCGCTATATCTGCGCCATATAGTTGCTCTCTGCCTGGGTCGAAAGTAACTTTGCCATAAGGGCGCAAGCGATCTAGTTGTGCATCTGCTCCGTCTGCTTTAGCGTTTATTACAAACTCTAGCTCGTAGTCTTTGCCGAATCTTCGTGCGAACTGGTACATAGCCGTTTCTATGCCGCCAATAGCGCACTCGTAGGTCATTTGTATTAAAATCTTCATTTTGCTAAATACTCGTCTATAATTTTCTTTGCTTCATCGAATCCGCAAGCAAACTCGGCTACATAGCCACGCTTGCGAAGTTGCTCCAATATATCGAATTGCTCTCTAATATGCTCGTCTGCTACCAGCGTTCCGTCTTTCTTGTAAATACGAGTGCCGGCTTTCTTGAGCTCAATAAAGAGGCCGTATTTTTTCTCTTTAAGTTCAAACTTAGGCGCACTATCAAAATCTTCTAGCTTTGCGTTTAGCTTCTTTACTATCTTTACCCAACCTTTGCAATATGTTGGCTCTGCAATAAACATATCTGGCCACGCTCTGCGGCCGCCGTTCTGTCGCTTCTGCTTGATAGCTTGCCCCATCGTTAGCTTGATACCAGAGCCGTAGTCGCTGTGAAACATAACATCTGGATACTGCAAGCGTAGGTAGTCTGCTACTTGCACTTGTAAATCTGCTTCGCTAGTCATTGTGTTTGCTCCATATGTCGAACTTTATGCTCCCTTTGTTCTTTTCTGCATCGACATTGACTATATGCCCATCGCTCATTACCCATAAGCAACCGTGCTTCCAGTCGCCATCGGCCTTGCTTTTGTCGAACTCTACTGCATCTAGCAGCTTGATAGCCTGCCCTATGCTAAGATGGTCGTCATAGATGCTAACTATTATTCTCCGCTTCATCGTCTTTCCTAAAGTTCTTAAATGTTATCTCTATGCCCTTAGCGTTCTCGATATTGAGTTGCAAGCCATCTTCTCGGTCTAGCATTGAAGCCTTGAGCCAACGATCGTGCGCCATCATCTGCTTTTGTAGGTCATCGTTGCCGTCTTTGTCTTTAGCTTCTAGCCCTTTTGCGATAGGACGGATAGCTTTATCGAGCGTTACCCCTTGCTTTGCGAACTCTTGCCTAATCGCTTTTGCTAATTCTAGTTTTTGTAGGTTCTGCCACCCCTGTTGCGCTGCGCTCTTATCGCTTTGCTCTGGATAGGCCACTTTGGCGGCTGCCGTAGCATTGCCGCCGTTCTTTACGTACTCTGCTACAAACTTCTGCTGCTTTGGAGTTATTTCTTTTGTTTTTGGCATTTCCTGCCCCTTATTAGCTCAATTACCATTACGACTAGGCAGAGCGCATTAGACACAATTAGCGGTATATTGCCGGTTAAGATACCCGATAGCATCCAACCTAGATTGCCGACCGATACTAGCAGCTTAATTGTCATCTGCTTTTTGGCTAACATACCGCCTGCACGGAATACTGTTGCGATCCAGCCTAAGATTTGCGATGCGATATACAACATTGTTCTAAGTCCTCCCAATTCTTAGTTAGCGTTTGAAACACTTTCTGTTTGGCCGGAATGAATACGAGCGTTGCTTGCTCGAATATTAGGTAGTTGCCTAGGTAGATATGGCCAGAGTCTAGCCATTCGTTATCTTCGCCAACGTACTTGCGCCACTTCCGCTCTACCCATCTGGCCTTAATCTTTTCGTGTTCCATCTATTCTCTTTCTAGTTGTTCGACTAGCCATACGATAAACTCGGCTATATCGTCATCGGTTCGAGTATCGTCTATCTCGTCCTCCGACCAGTCCGTATAGCCCTTTTCTTTTCTGAAGAACTCTACAAACTTTTTCCAAGCATCGCCGTTTAATTCGATATACATTACTTCTTTTCCGCTTCTTCGTACTTGTTCCACTTTTTAGACGGCCCACGGCGGCTAATCTTGCCACCTTTCGAGCCAGCTATCTTTGCAAGCTCTGGATTTGCTGCGAATCCGCCAGTATTGCCGTTTTGGCCGCCAATTTTGCCGATTCTTGCGTACCAGTCCGAGCCGTAACGCTTTTTATTTGTTTCCGCCGCTTTTACCCCTCCGGCCTTAGTGCCTGACATTATGCTTGCTCCTTTGCGAGTTTCTGGCAGATTTCGTATGCAAGCCTAATAGACTTCGTTTTCTGCCATTCCTTTACCATTTCTGCTATTTGTTCCATATTTACCTCCTTAAGTGGCTCGTTATCGCACGAGCCTAGCGTGTAGCGACTCGACAGGTTGCCCGGCCGTGGTCTTAGTGCTGCGCTAGAGCGCCTTAATACCGCTCGCAGTCGGCATCAAGATTCTCTAGCGCTAGATTTAAGACATCATCGGGAGTTTTAATAACCCCCCCCAGGACTCCGCTCGTAGATTCCATTTGACTTGCGTTTTTGCCTAAGCCCTGGGGAGGAGCGGTTAAGCCCCTCGCCGTTACTATTTGCTATTCGCCGTGTATTTGCCCATTACGCCCATTTTTCGTGCTATTTGCGCTAGTAGGCTAATCTCGTGCGGTGTGCCGAGTAGTTCGAGCCTCGACATTACAATTTCGTTGCTCTTTGGTTGTTCTTTTAGATCAAGCTCTTGCTGCTTCGCTTTACGAGCCTCTAATTTCTCTCTGTTCTGTTTGTTTGTGACTTTGTATGCCTCGAATGAGCTTGCCTTGTAGTATCTGCTGATAGTCATTGCGCTAACCCCGAGTGCTTTACTAGCCTTTTCGGTTGAGTAGCCCATCACTTGTAGCGCTTTGGCTGCGTTGTATTTCTTTTCTGCCATGCTACCCATGTAGATAATCCTTTCTCGGAGGATTCGCCTAGAGGCATAATGACTGGGGAGCTCTAGGCGCTTGCCTCCTGTCTGCTCTGCCCGACCACGAGCGGAGCGTTTCAGGAGGTAAGACCTCCATTTAGTTATTAGTTGTTGTTAAGATTGCGTACTTCGATACGTTCCTCTGTTGGCACGTACTTTACTTTGATTCGCTTCATATCCTTAGCTCCTGTTAAGTGGTATTGTCCGCATAGTTCACATTCGTAAACTCTTGCCGGTGCGTGTCCGCTCTGTCTTCGATTGCTTCTGCGCCTAAAGTTGTTCATGGATCGTGCGACCCTTTGTGCTGCTCCAGCGCTTGCGAAGCATTGTTTGCCGCTCTGGCACTCTACATCTGGCATATAGCCTCCTTTAGGCCGCTTAGAATCATCACGATAAGGAACGTCCCTGCAATTACGGCTAAGAATGATACGAGTACGGCTACTAGCGCCGACCTCTGTATATCCTCTAGCTCGTCATGCTCTCTTAGTTCTTCGATTTCTCGTTCTGTCATAATTACTCCCCTGGCTCGTAGTGTCGCCACCTGTCCTCGATACGGCTTTGGCGGTTGAGCCATTTCTTTTGCCAGCCCTCTGGGATTGGTTGCTGTTGGCGAGTTTCTAGGGCGATTTGCTCGCCCTTTTGCTCGTTCTGCTTATTTTCCGTAGCCATACTGGTAAACTCCTATCTTCTTCGTAAGATTCACGATTTTTAGCTTTGATATATCTCCGTTTGAGTCGTAACCGATTTCGGATATAGCGAATTTGTCGTAACAGGCCCATTTTGGCTTTCCTTTCTTGTCTAATCCATTCGGTTTTAGCGTTGCCTTGTCGGCTGCAATCCAGATAAACGGTGCGGTATAGAGTTCTCGACCGATACCCCAGTTAAAACAGGCTCGCTTGAAGCTGTCGGAAGCCTGGCCTTTTTCTGCCTCGGTGTTCGATTCCGTGCCTACGTCCTGCTTTGCGACCCATTCTTTCTTGTCTTTGTCGTAGATTTCGACCGTGCAATATAGCCTATCCCCGATAAGTTGGTGCGACCTTTTCCAGTTCATCGCTCCAAACGTTTCATCGAGGATTCTTTGATCTACTCGTGCATCTTTGTAGAGTAGTAGGCTAAGCCCTTTCTCGGATACTTGCGCCACTCTGCAATCTATCTCGTTAGCTTTTAGTTTCCTGATTTCGCTCATTGAATGTTAGCTCCTTATCTTCTTTGCCATCTTCAATCTGATTCCATATCAGATTCTTTATCTTGCTCATCTTCCTTGACCTTTCCTATCCATTCCTCTGTTTCGGCTATAAAGTCATCGCATAAGTCTTTAATAGCCAGTAGTTCCGGCATCATCTTATGCCCCTGCCGTCATCTTGTTGCGGATTGCCAGCGACTTGCGCTTGTAGCGAAGTGCGACCTGGAAGCGGTAAAAATCTCGCTTCGATAGTTCGGTTAAGCGATCCATAATGTAGTCGAGTTCTTCGGCTCTTGAGCCGTAAGTTTCGATAGCCTCCTGTTCGAGTTGCTCGTCCGTCATATCTTCTGTGCGTTCGAGTTCTTCGATAGCTTCGGTTAGTTCGATTTGTTCCTTATTTGTCATGTAGTGTCCTTTATTTGCATATTGGTTTGTCGTAGTAGTATGTCCATTCGCAATTGTTGCGTTCGGCATACTCCCTAAGGTTCTTGGCACGATAGTTTCCTATTGCCATAGCCCCCGCAAAAGCTACTAGAATAGCTGCTGCGATGGCGATTTTCTTTCTCATTAGTTACCTGCCTTTCTTCGCTACCAGTAGCCCGACACCGCACAAGATAAATCCGCTGAAGTAGTGTGTGAGTAACAGCGGTCTGATTCTACTAGATAAAATTACGAGAAAGTGTGGGTGGAGTTATGTTTTCCGTTTTTTGTTCTAGAAAGAAAAGGATATTAGCGTTTATTCGATGTCGGGTTATTGGTAGCGAAAATTATTGTTGTTTACACTAGCTATCGGATTGGCTGCGCTCTCACGAATATTAAGATAATCTCCAGTTACTATTGGGTATTGGAAAATATCTATGCCAGTTGCATATTGCCTGTACTACATGGTTTTTACCGCCATATCTACGGTTATCCGAGATGAAAATACGACTCGGTTGGTTGCAAAGGTAAAAAATGAGCGTAGCCAGTCTGATAGCTAGTGCTTTGGTCGAATCCTTGCTGCTATCGCCACTATTTGAAATGACTAAATGCGATGCGCTTAGATCAACCGTTGTTGTTTGGTTCGCTATCTTAAATTGTTAAAGCTCCCAAGCTGTTCGAGCCGTAGTCGCTTGCTTCGTATCTACGGGGCGATTATCGTATTGCTGATAGATAACCCCGATTGATACCAAAAATCCCCCACCGAAGCAGGGGTTTGCGCTATAATGTCTTTATTCCTTTATGGGGCACTAGCTCATTTGGTAGAGCGCTTCCATAGAAATGTTGAGATTATAGCGAAGCTCCAGCTTCGTATTTTTGTTGCTGATTCTTAATATTCGCTTTCGATACTTTCATATTAGCATAAGCATAGGGCTAAGTCAATGGTATTGTGCTTGGAAAAGAGAAGGCAACCACGAAAAAAGCCCGCGAGCATTCGCAAGGCTTTTTGCGGTTTCCAGACCGATTAACACTATTGTAGCAAAAGCCAATTCAAAAGAACATACTCCCTATTATGTTTGCTTTGGGAGTATCTCGGTATCTAGTAGCCTTTGGCGGTTAATAATCTCTTTGCGGCGGTGCTGAAGTATTTAGCCGGGCATTTTACGTATGGTCTAGTTGCTACCTCTAGTGCTTGCTGCACTTCTGCTTCGCTTAGATGATATACGCATTTAAGATAGAACTTGTAGCAGTTTGGCGCATTTAGCCTTTGGGCTAGAAATCTTGCTTTACACTCTGCTTCTTGGGCCGATATTTTGCTAGTTTTGCACAGCTTTTCCACAGCCCACCCCTTATTCATTGAATCATTGAGAATTAAACTTCGTTTAATCTTCATTGAATCATTGAGAATCTCATTGATACTCTGAACGCTCCCCATATTACCTCCGTTTAGAATTAGGCCGCAAAAACTCCCGCTCTTTAAATGAGCTTTTGCGGTTGTGTAGAGCTTGTTTGATCCAAGAGCGTAGAATCGCCCAAGCTCGGATAATAGGTTTAATAAAAAATCCCTATTCGGGATTATCTATTAGCAATACGATACTTTTATATTAGCGCAAATAGCCAAAAATGTCAATGCTACAAAATACCGCCACTCGACCCAGAATGTACTGTAAAGGTCGCCATGGCGGCATATTGTGTATGGATAGAATGAGCAAATATATTACTTGCTGATTCCATTATACCAAAAATGGCAAGATTCTACTCTTGCCACAGGCATCTACATGACGGCGATTTTAGAGAATCGACCGAACTCAGGGCTTGTATGTTGGAGTTTGCCCCTGTCCATTCGACTATTATAGCACTCTACTTCTTAAAAATATACCTATCTACCCAGAAGAATATTAGGCCGCCAATAAGGTTGGCTAGAACAGTCGCCCATAGCTCGCCAAGCCCGGCTAAGAAATGCAAGCATACGGCCAATATCGGTGTAGATAGCTGCCATCGCAGAAGATATAAAAGATACTTCTTTGCCATAACTATATTATATGAGAAAAGCCCCGGCTATTGCCGAGGCTAATCTTTAATATGCCTTGAGAACGTCCTTGAGATAAATAAGCTGTCTTGTCATGCAAGCTCGCCATGCTGGATCGCTGCAAGCGTTTGCGAGCCACTCGCAGGCTTGTACAATGTCGTACTGGTCGATAAGCCACTTGTTTGCCTGGTAGCTCTCCCAAGCCTGTTTTAGCTGGTATTCTGGCGGTTTCGGTATGTCATGGATAATATGCTGATGCAGGTAGTTGTGTATATCCACGTCTAGCTCGAATACGAAGTTTTGGCGCAGCAGATAGCCGTAGCCGTCACTAAAATGTTTTCTTTGAAAAATAAGATGCCTAATGGTGGCGGTTAAAGTGTTTCTGGCGCTGTTGTTTGCGCAGTTTTCTTCCCCGTCTTCCCATGCTCATCATCTCCTTTCGCAAGTGCGATTTTTCGTTTTCGGTTACTTGTCGTGCGTGAGTTCGGTTACTGTCTGTCCGTAGAGCGAGCAATGGTAAAATACTCTGCTCGCTGCTTCAAGGTAAACATCGCCATAAACGAGTGTGTAATCGCCGCAGTCCGTAACGTTGATGCCGTAGTGTCTAATCTCGTCATAGAGCTTGCGACTGTCGATAGACCCGATAATGCGTACAAAAATAGCTACTTTCATGTCCGCTCCCCCTTTCAAAGCGTTTCAAAGGTCTTAATGTTCGAGAGGTTTATAACCTCTTATCTGCTCAGCGAACTATTACCAAAATTGAACTAGATATTTGTTGATATTATTTTCGCCAAGCAGGTAAGAGGGCATAAGCCCTCTGTAGGCTAGTCGCCCTTGTGGTAGACGCTCGAACTCTTTACGAGTGCTACGCCCAAAATAGTGTTAATTGCAGCGATAATTAGCTGTATTGTCTGGTCAATCTCTGCGCCGAATCCAAATCCCCAGATTTTAGACAATCCGGCATAAAGCACTTGAATTAGCGGCAGAATCACGATCGCTACGATTTTAAGAATGTCGTAGGTCTTATTTGTCATCGGTATCATGGCTTTTTGTTCCTTTGCGTTAGTTTCTATAGATTTCATCTGTTCAAGTATTTTTTGGTATTCTTCATCGCTAAGGCCTCGTGGGTCGTCTGGATTTCCTGTGCCGTCTGGCTTTACTGTAGGCTCGTCTTGCGGTTTTTCTGGCTCGGACGGTTCGACAGTCGGTTCTGGCGCTAGAGTCGGTTCTGGGGCTTTCTGTGCGGTCAGAGCATCATCTTTGAAGCCGTTAGTAATCTTCTTTGTGTAGCTATACTCCGTAACTAGGAATGTCTTGCCAATCGTCTTGTTTTTGCACTTGCCGTAAATGTCGATAGGAACGTCTTTGTCGTAGGCTTTCACGGCCACTAGGTCGTTAATATTCGCTTTATTGAAGTTGTAGAGGTGTGTATCTCGCACGGTTATATAGGTTGTAGGCTTGTCGAGCTTGCTCCACTCTAAATCCACCTTAGTTGGGTAGTTAATTTCGTTGGCTCGCTTCTCGATATAGCTCATCTTGCTATATAGGTAGTCGCCTGGGCAGTAGGTTGCGCTCCAATCTCTGTGCGCCGATAGTGTCGGGTAAACTCCGTCCGGCTCGAACTTGATTCTGCCGAGGCCGTTTCGCTTCGCAATATCTGCCACCAACTTGCACAACGTTTCGAGCGTTTCGTCATCTACTAGCCAGTTCGGTGCGCCTGTACTGTTTACTGTTTCGATGCCTACCGTGCATGAGTTGCCGGCCCAATCGCCACAATGCCATGCTGTATCTTCTTCTCGCACGTACTGGTGTACTTGCGTTCCCTTTACTCCATAATGCGCCGAGCCACCTCTGCCATACTGGCTAAAGACCTGGCCTACGCTGTCTAGGCTTGTGCTAGCAGCGTGGTGTATAACTATGCCGTGGATAGTATCCTGACGACCGTAAGTAAAGTTTGACTCGTTCGCCCACCATTGCCTAGTTACTAATGAGCTTTGCGGCATAATCGCTCCTTTCTTAAAAGCGCCCCAAAATGGAGCGCTCTTTGTTATTTTTTCGCTTGTATCTCTTTGAACCAAGTTTTATAGCTTTCGACTTTCTCGCTGATATACGAGTTGCCTCCGTTCGCATGATAGATGTCATACTCGTGTAGAACATTCTGGTAGTTAATAGGGAGCTTGCCTTCTGTAACTAGCTGATGATCTTCCATAATCATCATGATGATGGAGTTTTTGGCATCGTATCTATCCGCCTTAGAGCTTGCCCTGCGAGCCGTGACGATAGTCGTAATGGTTGCTCCGACTGCGCCTAGAACTCCTGCTAAATCTATGATTATCTTCGCTTCCATCTTTAGCGCCTAATCCTTCCGGCTAGGTCTTTGACCTGATAGCCTGTCAGCTCGTATGAAGTGTTGTCATCTATTGCCATAATCCTCCTTATGCCGTCCTTTTATACATATAACAAGTAATATATGGCTGAAGGTTATTATGTGCTTGGTCGCCACCAGTATTCTCGGTCATACCGCTATTCGTGCTATACTCACTACCTAGCTCACGAAACTGGGTACCAGTGCCTTGGTTTCTCAAGTTACCTCTAACGGTGTGATTATGGCTAGGCATTTCACTAACCGTAAGTTTATGAGTTTTTTCACCGCCAGTTTCTTCGGCTGTATCAAAGTCTGTATCGCTCGTATCCACACCTACTGGCACTCTACCAGCACCCCATGCTACCCATGTTCCCCCTAACGCTGAGGCTACTTTAGCAGGCGTAGAAAGAGTAGCTGACATATAGATAGACCCTACTGGATAAATCATGTTAATGACGGTGCTTTTGTCTAGCTTATTAGCCGTTACAGCCCCATTAAGTATGTTCTGGTTTTGCACTGCTACATTAGCTAGCTTGGCATTAGTTACTGCACCGTCTTCGAGCATTGTCGTTAAAACTGTACCAGTATCCGTAGTGGCTACATAAGCCGAGCCAGTAGTGCCATCGCCATCATTAGTGAGGTCGCTAGTTTTGGTCGGGATATCTGACACCTCTGCTACTACACTTGTGTCAATAGAGATCGTATCGTTTGTGATGTCTATGCCGTTGCCTGCCGTATAGGTTGAGCCACCCCCACCAGTAGCCGAAAGCGTACCGTCTGAGTCAATAGATAAATTGCTGCCCACGATGATACCACCAAGCGTTGTGGTTGTTGCTGGAGGCAGAGTATATGCCGCAGCAGAACTGATTGTGCCGTCAGCAGCAATCGTAATAGTCGAGCCATCTGGTTTGACTTTACCAGCCACAGATGTCGTAGCGATTGGAACGTTGGCATCAGTGCCGTTTGTGATGTCAGCAGTAGTGGTGCCCTGAGCATCGGTGATGGAAATCGTAGCACCGGTGGCGGTCTGCGTTACTGTAGCGACTGGACTGAAGCCATCTTGGCCATTAGCACCGGCAGGACCTTGGATACCTTGAGGACCTTGCTCGCCTTGAATACCCTGGACACCTTGAGGGCCTTGAGGGCCAGTTGCACCAGTAGCACCATCTTGGCCGGCTGGGCCTTGCGGACCTGCTGGACCAGTATCGCCAGTATCGCCCTTAGGACCTTGCGGAATGGCGAAGTCAAAGATAGCAGCTGACGGTGTGCCAGAGTTAGTGACTGATGCACTAGACCCAGCTGGGAGTGTAGTGGTTGTGCCTACTGCTACAGTTGCAGATGCGCCGGCTGGGCCAGGGATACCTTGTATGCCTTGCTCACCTTGTGGGCCTCGCTCTCCTTGAGGCCCTTGGGCACCTTGCAGACCTTGCGGGCCAGTATCGCCCTTTTCTCCTTGAGGGCCTTGAGGGCCAGTTGCACCAGTAGCACCATCTTGGCCGGCTGGGCCTTGCGGACCTGCTGGACCAGTATCGCCAGTATCGCCCTTTTCTCCTTGAGGGCCTTGAGGGCCAGTTGCACCAGTAGCACCATCTTGGCCGGCTGGGCCTTGCAGACCTTGCGGGCCAGTATCGCCCTTTTCTCCTTGAGGGCCTTGAGGGCCTTGAATCTGTACGCCATCGCCATTTGCTGGGAATGATGTGCCGTTCCAAATATAGAGCTTGCCGTCTGCTTCAACATAGTAGCCTTTGCCGTCGTCGTCTGGACCCAATCCGGTCGGGAGGTTGGCGTAAGTTGCGACTGTGCCATCTACGGAAATGCCAGTACCATCATCGCCCTTATCGCCCTTTTCGCCTTTAGGGATACCGAAGTTTAAGACTGCATTAGAATCAGAGCCAGAGTTATACACGGTGGCTTGTGATCCAGGAGCGAGCGTAGAAGTAGTGCCGACATATACCGTAGCGTTCGTGCCTTTCTCGCCTTGTGGGCCTCTAGGGCCTGTGTCGCCCTTAGCTCCAGTATCTCCCTTGTCGCCTTGAGGGCCTTGTGGGCCTTGTGGGCCTTGTGGTATGCCAAAATTAAGGACGGCATTATATATCGAGCCTGTATTAGTTACTGTTGCATCGTAGCCAACTGGCAGCGTAGTAGTCGAGCCGACAGAAACGGTAGCAGCGTTGCCCTGTGGGCCTTGTGGGCCAGTAGCTCCAGTATCGCCTTTATCTCCCTTGTCGCCTTTTGGGCCGCCAGTATTGCGAAGCCTAAAGTAGTATTTCTTCGCCGTACCATCAATTACGTTCTGTGGGTTAGTAATGGATATTCTCTGCATAATTAGACTCTCAAAGTAGTTACAGGTAGTATCTGGCAAGGGCCATAAACGATGGTCGATTTTACAGTAGCGTTGACTAGCTTTATGTCGTAAACATAATCCCCGAAGTCAATGTCCGTATCGGTTTCGGCTAGGTTTAGCGCAAGATAGCCCTCGTTGTCGTATTCTGCATCAGTTCCAACCGTCCAATCCTTAGCCATTAGAGCATCACCATCGGTCTGGTCGTTGTCTGGCTTAGTCTTGATAGTCATATAGAGCTTGTCGCCAGTCTGGAACGTATAATCCGATTCAATCTGGATAGTCTGCGTATTTTTCTGCGGAATTAGGAGCGGTTGTAAGCCCTGGATATAGGTATCTGCGTCCATGCCTACTCCTTATCTTCAATGCCGAGGCCTTTTACGAACGCATCGGCTTTCTCGTCAATTTTCTTGCGGTCAGCCTCTTTTACGTCGCTGTATTTCTCCATCTGCTTGTAAGCAGCAGCTTTAGCGCCCTTGATATTTGCAAGAATGTCGATAAAATCCGAGCGTTCTTTTTCGCCCATCTTCTTATCGCCTAGAATGTCGTAGCCTAGATCGCAGAGCTTGCCGAGTTTCTTGCCGAACTCCTCGAACTTGTCGCCAAGAGTGCGCTCTTTTGCTTCGATTTCTTCGATGAACATAGGAGTATATCCTACGCACCGCCAATTACTTATATTTTAGCACAATACTATAATGGCTCTAAGTAAGCGAGGATTAAGAATGAGAAACGAAGCACACAAGAAGCGCTATTGGTTCACGCTCGGAGCTTTTGTTGTTGGCATTTTTTTAGCGTTTCTGGTCTTTAGAAGCGCCAATAGCTCTAACTGGGGGATATTTGCCCCTATAATTAGGTTTTTTGGCTGTAGTTTTACTATTGTTCTGTTCGTGCTTGGGCTGCCGCTGATTACATTTTTGGTCGAGCGTAGATTTGTATGCAAAGACGAAATAGAAGCCAAAAATAGAGCTAATTCTACTTCCGATAAGCTCTCCATCTCTGTTAGCTCCTGTAAATTAAAATTGTTATTCAATTGACAATGGCGCTTATTACGGGTATGCTTATGGGTAAGGAAAAGCAACGAATTGATAGATTACTACACCTTATAAGGATGTCGCTCTTGTGCTACAATTCTTGTAAAGCCAGTCGTTAGAAAACAGCCATCTTGCCGATGGTTTTTTTCTGCCTTCTGGCTCTCTTTTTTACCGCACCTAAATAACCTATATTCTGCGGCGCTATATGCCAATATTAACGGCGCTATACACAACCTCCTAGCGCATCCGCATTTATTTAGCCAAGCTGGTATACAAGACTAAGTAAAGAGCTATCGCATATAGAGAGGAAGCCAAGAAAAGAGCTGAAGAAGCGAGGCGGAAAGAGGAAGAAGATAGAAGAATTGCCGAAGCCAATGCTGAACTATGGTCGGAGCGTTGGGAGAGCTACATTAAGCCGTTGCTGAAGTTTATCCTGATTGCTTTATTTATTCTTGTTGCTATTATCTTGATCGTTGGTGGTATAGAGTCGTTTATCTCGACTTTTGGTATCATCGCTTTCTTGCTCGTTATAATAATCATTATCCTATTAGTAACAATCCAGATATAAAAAAATTCACTATCTTCGAAATAGTGAATTTGTGAGGCTTTCGCCAAAACTGATTACTTTTATTGTATCAGAAATTTATAAATCTCTTTTATTGTATCAGAAATTTGTAAATCTGAATAGAGATAAAAAATACCCCCATTTCTGGGGATATTTTTTGTTTGTCTTTGTTTAGGCTGCGAGTGCGCCAGTATCCGACATATAGCTTTGGATAAGTTGTGCTGCACGATCGAGTTTCTGCTGGCGGACTGCTTCGGAGTCGAAAGCGGTAGGCACGTAGGCTTTGCCGATACGCTTTGCTTCTGATTCCTTGATATTTGCGCCTGATAGCAGATAGCCGAGCGTGGTTGCGAGTGCATCTGCCTGATTGTCGTACTCGTTACCGCCGGTTAGATTGACGATTTTATTTATGCCTGGGATATTTGCCGCCACCGTTCCAGCGTTTGGCTTCATGGTTGCGAGCATCTCTAGTTGCTGCTGCGCCGTTAGGGCTTTAGCCTGGTTGGCAGATAGCGCTTTGCCCTCGGTTTTACTCGTTGGGTTCTTTAGCTCCTCAATCTTTGCCGCCTGCTGGTAGAGGTCTGCAAGTTGGCTGTAAGCGTTGATGTCGCCAGCGTTAAGGGCTAGAGTCATAGCCTGTTCGATTCTACCGAGTGGGCTTTGCATGGCTTGTGCTTGTGCGATAGCGTTATTTACCTGCTGCTCCTCGTTCTGATAGCTTGCAAGTGCGTTATCGTAGTCGTTCTGGGCTTGCGATAGGGCTTGTGCGTTAGCCATACGTTCCTGCGCATCTCGTGCTTGTCCGTAGCCGATTTGGCGGTTAGCCTGGTTGGTTAGGTACGTTCCGAGCGTTGTAGTTTCTGGGGCGAGCCTGCTTTGTGTCTTGCCGATTCGGTTGCCGATTTCGATGCCAGATAGCGATTCGTTGTTGAGGCTACTCGTTGCATTATTTACAACATCTGCGGCTTTGCTTGCGATATTCTTAGCGCCCTGTACGATTCCAGCATCTTTAATATTGGATACCTTTTCTTTAATACCTGCTAGCTTGCCCGTTTGGATAGGAGTTTCGCCGTTTGCCTGCGATTGGAACTTTTGCGCCTTTTCGTAAGCTTTCTTGATCGCTTTTTGCTTCATCTTTGGCGATTCTGAAGCCATTTCTACACCTGCTTGAGTAAGAGCGATAACAGGGTTGCGTGAATTGGCTGCTTTTATGCCTTTAATAGCATTATTAGCGTTTTTGCCGAAGTCGCCTTGATTTTGGCCATAGGTATTTCTGTTATATTCCTCTGCTTGCTTCAAGAGGTTGAGTTTGGTTGCGTTCGCCATAGCAGAGCGTAGGTCTTGTACGGTCTTTGCGTTTTGCGCTAAGTTCTCCATTCTTGCGATATGCTCTGCGTTGTCTGGAGCGATTGCGATTAGCTTATTGAGGTCGATATTCTTCGATACATCTACACCGTCAGTAGCTTTTCCGATAGCCGCCTCTGATAGCGTGATTAGCGCTTCACCGTACGCTTGGTCTGTCGTATTCTGGTTGCGGACTCCTTTATCGTATTTCTCATAGCCCTCTTTCTCTAACTCTTTGCCGAGGTCGTATAGGTCTGCTCGCTTGATCGTGCCGTTGTCGGTTGCATATTTCTTCTGCCTTGCATCAAAGAAGCTCTTAATCTTCTTCTGCGCCGCTTCTTCTGCGCCAGATGAAGCGAATACGTCCTCCATCGTAATACCGAGGTTTGTATCGGTTGCGCCGGCATCGTTTAGCGATTTGCGGATTGCTTTTGCGATTTCGCTATCTTTACCAGTCATTTGCTTTGCGTAGTTGTCGATTTCTGCTCTTTCGGTAAAGCCGAGCTTGAGCATATCTTCGATAGCGTTTGGTAAGCCCTCGATGCGGTCGCTAAGGCGAGTCGTGCCGTACTGCTCCATAACTCCGCCAATAGCTTGTCTTTTAAGCTTGTCTGCTTGGATTTGGGCCTTTTGGCGCTGGATTTGGGTATTATAGTCGACTTCTGGCTCTTGCGTTGCGGCTCTCTGCTCTGGAGCGCTTGCGACCGCTCTATTTGCCGTTGTTTCTGCCTCTGGGATATTATTTACGGCCTGCTTGTACTGACGTGCTGGGATAGTAGATTTGCGGTAGTTGGTGGTCATATCCGTAATATCGACCGGCTGCGCTTGAGTTAGCGCGCTTTCGATTGAGATTTTGCGAGTTGGCGCTGCCTGTTCGAGCATTGCTCTTTGTACTCTCGCGCTTAGTTCTGGATCGAGCGATAGTGCATAACCGAAGTTCTCGCTAGTGTATGGGCTTGCCTGGGTCGTGTCTGCCAATTCTTCATAGAGCCTATACATATCTTCTTTGCTCATAATGTCGCCAAAGACTTCACGCATAATTGACTCGTTGTCTGCGCTTGAATAGCGGCCCTTGCCTGCATCGTTTTTGAGCCTATCTCGCATATAGCGTGGCACATCTTCAGTTGTTAAGCCGCCATTGCCAGCTCTGCCGATTTTGCCCATATTGTCGTTGTAGTATTCTTGGCGGTCTAGTAGTGGCAAGTCGCCTCTGCTGGCCATGCCATAAGCTGCGAATGGGTTTGTGTCGTTTGCATAGCTTCTTGCACCACTCTTGATTGCTGCAAGCTCTGGCTCTCTGACTCCAGATGCCTTTAGCGTGTCGAGAATGTCGATACCATCGCCCATATCGCCATTAGCGATAATCTGCTCTAGTGGGCTATCGAACTGCCTTGTAAAGCGTTGCTCTAGCGTTGGCTTTTGTGCTTCTGGTAGGTTTGCATCGGCTCTCTTTACGAAGCTATCAATATATTTGCCTCTGTTCTCGGTTGGTCTGCCGTTTCGGACGTTTACGGTCTGTTCGCCTGCATCTAGGTCAGTAATAGCGATACCACGGCGAGCGCTTGGGGCTTCTGATTCGATTCTCTGCGTTGTTGGTTGGTCTATACGGTTCTTCTGTACGGTCGTTGCTTCTACTGGCTCAATATCCGTTGTAGGAGCGCTGCCAGTACGTCCACGGAACTTGTCTAGCGCTTTGCCGCCTAAGCCCATAGCGCCAGCCATGACACCACCACCGATACCGCCTGCTTTTGCGCCCTCTTTGGCTGCTAGGAGCGCATCTTCGAGGCTTCCGCCGTTAAGATAAGTGCCTAAGCCGCCACCGACTGCGCCTGCTGCTGCGCCGCCTGCAATACCTTTTGCAAGTTGTGCGCCTGCTAGCTTGCCGAGCGCATTAGTGCCTGCCTTGCTTGCGAACTTGCCCATGCCTGCGCCGCCTGCCGAGCCTGCTAGCCCACTTGCTGCGCCTACAATTGCGTTATTTCGTGCGTTTTCCCAGTTAAAGTCGTTTCCCTCACGGCCTGCTCTCTTGTACTCATCACCGATACCAGATAAGCCGCCGCCTGCAATATTAGCTGCGACACCTAGGCCGCCAGGGAGTAGCCCTAATACGGAGTCGATAGTGTTAAGCGCTTGGCCTTTAGCTTCGTTCGTATTGATTTTCGTTACATCGCCATAAGAGCCTAGATTCGCCTTGTTGCTCTCTAGTTTCTGCTGGGTCTGCTTGTTCGTGCCCTTAATCTCGTTCCAAAACTCTTGGCTAGCGTTGCCAGAGTTTGCCGCTTCGGAGTAGCTGTTAAAGCCATATTTCTTAGCGATTTCGTTACGGCGCTTGCTATCGTCCTTTTGTGCGCTCTTTAGGCCAATCTTCTGCGCCGTGTCGCCAACTGCGCCGACAACGGTTTTCCCGATGTTATTAGCCGTGTTGAGAATATCCGAGCCACGCTCTTTTAAGCCACCGATAAGGCCAGATAGGGCGCTCTCAAGCGTTGTTTTCTGCTTCTGATTCTGCGCTGCCTGCAAGCCTGCTTGCTTCTGCTGTAGATTCTGAGCAGAGTTCTGTAGGCTCTGGCGCTGTCGCCTTGCCCAATCATCGTAGCTTGTTTCTTTA